AAGTTTACCTATTTTGATACAAAATCTATAATTATATATAATAATTATAAATCGTGTTAGTGTGGTTTTTCTTATCGTCGGAAAGGCCAACCCCCAAAAGGACGCGGAAGGCCTTTTCGCGAGCGATTAAGGGAAACCTAACCCAAACACCTTAACCGAGCCACAAGGCCCAACGGCACACGAAAAAAAGAGCGCGCACGAGCACGGCACGCACACACCTTCTTTTTTTCATATACACGTAGAGCCATAACGGCAACTAAAACGGCAAATCGTCATTATCTTCGTATTTACTCTTTGCACTATCAACGTCTTTTTTAATCTTCGTAAAAATATCGTTCATTATAGAACTACCTATTTTTTTCTCAATTCCTAGCAACATAAAAACGTCATTCATGGTAATATCTTGAACTTTTTTAGTAGTCCTAATGTAGTCCATATCGTAAGCGCATTCTAATATTGTGCCGTCTTCCGCAATATATAAAAACTTATTACCAATACGACGCGCGAACTGGTTAAAAGTTTCGTCTTTATCTTCTTGCGCGAAAGTATCCCAATTATATAAATCTTTAGGCGTTTTAATAGACGTAATTATCATTAATTTACAATAAGAAATGTCTTTATTCTTAAAACGTGATTTAACACTTGAATTAGTATTATTGTCCGTCAATTTGAATAACTCCGCTTTTGTAAAAACGTCAGCGCGTAAATCGTCAAGAATTATACATTCTTCTTTATCATAGCCGTCCAAAATATCTTTACCGCTACCACTAACGAAAAAATCATAATTCATAATACGCGCCATATATTTCGCTAAAGTCGTTTTACCGCTACCACTTGCGCCAGTGATATAAATAACATTCATGTTTCTATCTCTCACTTTCATTATTCTATATTCTTGCATGCGCTTAAACATCAATGAATATTTGTTATAATCTTCCGCATTCATGCGCTTAAGCATTTCCATTTTAGATATTTCACAATTCCCATACTTGAATAATAATTCTTCAAGTTGTTTATTGTGTTCGCGTTTGTCTTGATATTCTTTAGACAATTTAAAAATGTCATTTATATCAATATCACGGCTTGAAATAATCGCGTCGCTATTATATTCATACTTGCCGTCATTCTTCGCGTTATCGGTTAAATGAAAAGCATAAGCGAGCGCATTTCTCCAATTCTTAACACGTTCAATATATTGTGATTCAATGTTGCATTGTTTCGCAATATCTTTCACTAGTCTTTTGTTAACCATTTTAACGAATATATGATAATGAGGTGCACGCGGTAAATCTTTGTCATGTTTTACAATTAAATACTTGCAGTCTATACCGCTTAACCATTCTTTGATAATGTTTAAATCAAGCCTATCGCATTCGTTCATTATTTCAAACATTCGTAATTCTAATTTTTTACCCATTTATATAACTCCTATTCATTATATTTTTGTAAATCTAATAAATCGTATTTATCTAAATCGTAATACGTTATTTTTGCATCTTCTCCGTTAAGATACTCAAACACTAAATAAGACGGCTTACGAGCATTTAAAACTAATGTTATAGGCTCATAAACCAACGTTTGAAATATTGTCTTGCTTTGCTTATTTTGTAAAACCATCATTTTCATAAATATACCAACTAGAAAGTATTATATTGCCAATATTGCCATAAATCAATATAAATATAAGACAAGCCCAATATATATATTGATTATTACCATTTTTAAAATAATATTTTTTATGTCGCATTTACTTTCATATATTTTATTTTTTTTAATGATTCATTACATTGTCAATTCTTATTCTCATATGATCCAATTATAATATTGCGATATATTGACTATTTCATGACTCATTTTATTTTTGTATATAACGAAAGTAAAAGCCTCCTTTCTTGCGCCATTTGTCGCAAGTCGTAAAAATATATGAATGCTAGTTCAATTCTGGCAAGACGCACCATATAAGTTTACCTATTTTGATACAAAATCTATAATTATATATAATAATTATAAATCGTGTTAGTGTGGTTTTTCTTATCGTCGGAAAGGCCAACCCCCAAAAGGACGCGGAAGGCCTTTTCGCGAGCGAT